TAGCCTCATGAAATATCACGAGCAAAGCTCTTATCCATTTCAAGAGGTACGCATGAAATAGTTAAATAAATGTTAAAAAATAAATAAGTAAAAAAAAAATAATACATTTACAAAAAAAAAAAGATGACACCAAAAGAAAGAGCATTAATATTATATGAAAAATATAATAAAGAATACATTCGAAGAATAATATTAGGACAACTACAAAGAACAGAACATTGGGCACAAGTAACAGTAGAACTACAACTACTATATCAAAAAGAAAAAATAACTAAAAATGAAAAAATATGAAGTAAAAGGACAAATAAAAAAATGGTATACCATGACAGAGTATGTGGATATCGAAACGGGTGAATTAATCACAAAAACAGAATACGAAAAAAATTATTATAAAATAAATTCAACAAGAAAAATAGAAATACATGAAAACTACGGAACAATTAAATACATCAACGAGTGTAGAATTACTGGACAAAGTAGACTCTTCGAATGAGCTAAAATTCGAAACAATAGAAGGAACACCATTTACAGTAGTAAATGAAAACAATGAATACTTTAGTATTATAGGAAACCATAGAATAACAGAAACGTTCTTATCAAAAGAAATATGTATAGAAGAAACGAAAAAAATTACATGGGATAGAATAGTACAAGTAATATGGGCAGTAGCAACAAAAATAAATGATATAAACAACTTAAAACCAAAAGAAAATGAGTAGCGTAACATTAGGGGGAGACCGATTAGGATCAGGAAAAAAACAAAAAATTGACTTAAAAAATTACAGTAGAAGTACACACGATTTAAGTTACTTATGGAGAAGTACAATGGCAAGTGGTACGTTAGTACCATTCCTATCAGAAGTAGCATTACCTGGAGATAACTTCGAAATAGATTTAGAAACAGATATTAAAACATCACCAACAGTAGGACCATTATTCGGAAGTTACAAAGTACAACTAGACGTATTTAGTTGTCCAGTAAGATTATATAATGGAAAATTACATATGAACCTATTAAATATAGGGCTAAATATGTCAGAGATTAAACTACCTCAAATAGTAATTGAAGCAGACGGAGCAAAAACAAATGATAATGACCAAATAAACCCAAGTAGCTTATTAAGCTACCTAAATATTAGAGGTTTAGGAAAAGGGACAGAAGATCAAATAGTTGAAAGAACTTTCAACGCAGTACCATATTTAGCTTTTTGGGATGTGTACAAAAATTACTATGCAAATAAACAAGAAGAAATAGGAGCTTACATTCATAATGATCAAGCAGTAAACACAAATGGAATAGATGAAGATATATCATTATTTATAAATTTAGATGGAACAAATGTAGCATTTAGTAACGTATCATTTACAGTAGATCCATATCAAAGCTCATTAAAAATAGTATTTGACTTTGCATATGAACCAGCAATTGAAACAATAAATTTAACTTATGCATCAACGGCAGAAGATCAACCTACATTAAACACACCTATTCAAAATTTATATAGTAGTTTAGTATGGAATGAATTTACAAAAACATTAACATGTACATTACCTACAAACTATTGGAATACATTTGGAGCAGTTGAAATTAAAGCGTTAAATTATGATGGGCAAACAATAGACTTTAGACAAGTACCAAAAGTTGTAACATTCCCATTATCAAATATAGATGATATGAGAATTGCAATTCTACAAGATACCGGAAGTGCTGGAGCATTTACACTAGATTATCAATCACCAGCACCATACGGACCACCATTAGGGTCAGGAGATTTAGGTTATTGTAAATTATCTAGTCAAGAAGGATTAGCATTAAAAACATATCAAAGTGACTTATTTAATAACTGGATTTCAACAGAATGGATAGACGGCACAAATGGTATTAATGAAATAACTGCAGTAGATACATCAAGTGGAGAATTTACAATTAACGCACTACAACTAAATAACAAAATATACGAAATGTTAAATAGAATAGCGATAAGTGGTGGATCATACGATGACTGGTTAAACGCAGTATATACACATGAAAGAACTAGAAGCACAGAAAACCCTATGTATATGGGAGGATTAATTAAAGAACTAGGATTCCAAGAAGTAGTAAGTAATGCACAAGCAGAAGTACAAGAAACTGCACAACCATTAGGAACATTAGCGGGTAGAGGTGTATTGACACAAAAGAAAAAAGGAGGAAAAATTCATATCAAAGTAGACGAACCTAGTTATATATTAGGAATTGTAAGTTTAACACCTAAAATAGACTATTCACAAGGTAATAAATGGGATGTAAATTTAAAAACACTAAACGATTTACATAAACCAGCATTAGATGAAATTGGATTCCAAGACTTAATTACTGATCAAATGGCTTGGTTTGATACATTAATAGATGAAAATAACGATGTAGTATTCCATAGTGCTGGAAAACAACCAGCATGGATTAACTACATGACAAACGTAAACCAAACACGTGGTAACTTCGCAGAACAAGGAGGAACAAACGGAAATCAAGGAGGTCAAATGTATATGACATTAAATAGAAGATATGAAAGAGATGAAAACAGTAGAATTAAAGATTTAACTACTTATATAGATCCATCAAAATTCAATAATATCTTCGCAAGTACAAGACTAGATGCACAAAACTTCTGGACACAAATTGCAGTAAATATGACCGCAAGACGTAAAATGTCAGCAAAATTAATGCCTAATTTATAAATAAATGGGGGAGAAATCCCCCTATTAAAACAAAAAAATATGTATAAAGTAAGTAACTATAGTAGCACTGGATTAAAAGTAAATCAAAGTATTCAAGGACAAACACTTGAGGAAAAAATAGATAGAATAACAACTAATAATGAACCAGTAAAAGATGGAGCACCATTAATCTTCACTGAAAGAAGTGAAGGTGTAAAACCAGGTTATAATATTAGAACAGATAGATTCGAAATTGCAATAGATGCAATGGATAAAATGTTAAAAAGTAATATTGCTAGAAGTGAAGCAAAAGCAACAATGAACATCGTAAAAGATGATGTCAGCGGAGCTGAGCCAACACAAGGCACAGGAACAGATAAATAAAAAAAATTTAACCTAAGCGGTACGCATGTGTTCTTATATATCAAGTATACAGTATCGCTTTTAAAAAAGCGCGAAAATATGGAAATAGGTACAGCGATGGCATTACAAGGAGCATCAGGTTTATTAGGAATAGGATTAAACCAACAAGGAAACCAACAACAAATGCAACAACAACAACAATTAATGCAACAACAATTCCAAAATCAACAAGCATTAAACCTACAAGGCCAGCAAATTCAACAACAAAACTGGGATTATACAAATTATGAAAATCAAGTAAAACACATGGAGAATGCGGGACTAAACGTAGGTTTAATGTATGGAATGGGCGGAGGCGGAGGCCAAAGCATGGGAGCTGGAGGAGGTGGCGGAGCAAGTGGAGGCAATGCACCACAAAATAACGCACCACAAATAATGGCACTAGCACAAGATGCAGCACTAAAAGCAGCACAAGTAGAACTTACAAATGCACAAGCAAACAAGCTAAAAAGTGAAACACCAACAGAAGGTAACCTAGGAAATACAAGTATAGAAAATACAAAAGCAGATACGGCACTAAAAGGGGTAAATACACAATTAAATCAATTGCAATTAGAAGTAAGTAATACTACAAAAGATTGGACAATAGATGGAATAAAAGCTAAAGCAAATGAAGCACAAAGCATAGCAAGACAAGCACTAGTACAAGCAAATGTTGATGAAATGACACAACAAACAAAAATGGCACAAATAGGACTAGATTACTTAAAAACTGCAGTAGAAAAAACAAATGTAGAACAAATGACAGAAGAAAGTAAACAAAGAATTATACAAGGTGCACAAAGACTAAAACTAGAAAGTAGAAACCTAGACATACAAGCATTTAAAACAAAAATTGAAGAATTTAAAGCAAACCTACAAAGCGAATACCCACAAGCGGGGCAAATAATAGGAAAACTATTTAATGACTTCATAGGACTAGGAGATACAGACAAAGGAGATAAACTATACAGAACAATAAAATAATGTGTTTATACCCTAAACTAATAAAAAATAGGAAATACATCAGTAATAAAAAAAACGGGGGGAATATACCCCCCGTAACTGATGAAAGAGTACTAATAGTACCCGTAGGGTGTCAAAAATGTATAGAATGCAAAAAACAAAAAGCAAGAAATTGGCAAGTAAGACTGCAGGAAGAAATAAGACACGACAATAAAGGAAAATTCGTAACATTAACATTCAGTAACGAAAGCATAAAAGAATTAACTAAAGAAATAAACGGAATAACAGGTTATAACCTGGACAACGAAATAGCAACACTAGCAACAAGAAGATTCCTAGAAAGATGGAGAAAAAAATATAAAAAAAGCGTAAAACATTGGCTAGTAACAGAACTAGGAGGAAACGGAACAGAAAATATACACATGCACGGCATAATATGGACAAACGAAAACGCAAAAACAATAAATAAAATATGGAAATACGGCTACACATGGGTAGGCGATAAAAATAACGGAGGATACGTAAATGAAAAAACAATAAATTACGTAGTGAAATATGTAAACAAAACAGATGAAAAACATAAAGAATATAATAGTAAAATACTCACTAGCGCTGGAATCGGAAGAAACTACACTCAAAGACCAGACGCAGAAAAAAATAAATACAACGAAACAGAAACTAAAGAAACATACACAACAAAACAAGGAATAAAATTACCCTTACCAATATACTATAGAAACCAAATATATACAGAAGAAGAAAAAGAAAAATTATGGTTAAAAAAATTAGATGAAGAAGTAAGGTATGTATGTGGAGAAAAAATAGACATAAGTAAAGGAGAAGAAGACTACTACAAAGTCCTAGAATATCATAGAAAAAGAAATAAAAAACTAGGATACGGAGATGACAGTAAAAACTGGGAACTTAAAAGATACGAAAACGAAAGAAGAAATATAAAAACACTAACGCGAATAAAAAACGCAAAAAATTAGCCTCATGAAATATCACGAGCAAAGCTCTTATCCATTTCAAGAGGTACGCATGAAATAGTTAAATAAATGTTAAAAAATAAATAAGTAAAAAAAAAATAATACATTTACAAAAAAAAAAAG